ACCTGTGGCTTCCTTACCTGATAAAAGACCTGCATCCCCTATCTTTTCAGCAAAGACAGCAAGACTAGAGGCTTGTCCTGTTTGATACCTCGTTAAACTTGCTCCGCCTTCTTCTAGAATTCTTTGAGTTGCTTTTAAAGACTCAGTTGATCCTGTCTCTAAACCCTCTTTTATTATTTCTTCCGCTACTTCCTTTGGTGTATAACCCAAGGCGGCTTTAGCTGACAGGTACGCAGGTTTTAAAACCTTACCCAAACCTAAAGTTGCTACGTCAAACCCTGCGGATATTAAAGATTCCTTAACAGCAGATTGAAAGTCTAATTCTTTACCTTCCAAAACATCAGACGTTAAAGACCCTACCCCTGACCCTGCTGAACCACCTATAATACCTCCCGCTATCATTCCTACTGGGCCTAAAGGGACTCCTGCCGCGGCTCCTACAAGACTGCCTCCAAGACCCAAAGGTATTTCCATGTTTTCCTTAAGGAAATCACCTACGTCCTGATACCAAGGCAAGTCTTCTTCTGTAGGAGTTGGTTTTAAAGCAAAGTCTTCAAGAGTAGCCAAGCCGTTAGCGATTGCTTTGTCCTGTATTACTTCTTTACTGGTTCCCACAGGTACGTCATAAATAGTCTCACCGTTAGGAAGCTCAACATCAAAAACTTCGCTCATTATAGGTTACTCCACGTTACTCTTTTGTTTTCGGATTCAGGTTTTTTATCTTCCTTTAACAACTGTTTAACAAAAGCATTATATTCGTCAAAGTTTTCTGACTCAGAATATAGTGTAGCTTGTGAAATTCTTTGATTCATATCTTTAATTAATCTTTTAATAATGGCACTGTTGGCCTTATTTCCTCTTCCAACTGTTGCCGCTATATCTAATAAGGCCTTTCTTTCAGGATCAGAAATAACACCACCAAAGATAGGCTTTAACGACTTAAAAGTTTCCATAGCTAACACACGCTCAAAGTCTGCTCTATTGCCACTAGTTAAACCAAAGAAATCTTCTATGCCATAAGCCGCTATGTTGATAGGGCCGCCTGTTGGTAAAGTTTCAAGTATTTTTTGAGCGTCTTCAATGTTCTTTTTATTATCAAGTAAAGCAGGTAAACCACCAACAGCCTGAGCTTTGTTCTTTACAAATTCTTTTGCTTTCTCTTTAGCTCCCGACGTTTCAATCAGCCTTGCTTGTTTTTCTGCTGAAGTTTCTCCAGAAGAACCAACAGGAGTAACATTTCCTACAGGTTCAGTTGGCCCCGAAGCATCAACAGGGGAAAGAGATGTTGAAGTAGTTTTAGTTCTTGGGTCTTTTACTTGTGTTCCATAAAAATAATTCCCTTCTTCATCTACCCATTTATCTGATCCTCCAAACTGAGCATTAACATCTCCTGTAGCATCAGGTAAAAAGTCTTTTAAGTTTTTAGCTGTGACAACTCCTGATTGTACTAACATCGCTAACTGAGGTAGTTCAGGATATTTTTCCTGTACATACGTAGATAAAGAAATCCTATCAGCCATTCCTTGATCTTCAAGCTCTTGTTTTTCTAAACTAAGCTCTTGTGCCTGTAAAATAGCATTTCTTTGTGCTATTGTCCTAGCGGCTCCTACTTGGTTTCCTGAAGACATTTGTAACTTAGCAAGCTGAGTTAAATCGTCAGGATTTTCAGGATTCATATTAGGAAGTAATTTTTCTAGTTGTTCCATAGGGTTGTCTGGAACTTCTCTTCCTGTTAGTTTAGCAAACAGCTTACCTACGGCCCTACCTCCAGAAGCTCCAGTTTTTACACCTTCTTTACTTCTCTGAGCTAATCGTTGCCAAGGGTCTGAAGATACCTGAATTGGTTGTGTAGGAATGCCTGTTAATAAACCTACTAAATCTTGATTTGCCATTATATTGTCCTATTAATAATTTTTATTTGGCTTTAGGCTCTACCACTACCGCCTGAACCGCCACCGTAACCACTAGAGCCACCACTAGCTCCACCCGTAACTGCACTTGTTATAGTACCAAGTAAATCATTCCAGAACCCACTTCTTATATCATCTTTATCTGCTTGCTGACCCATGATCTCTAAACCGCTTCTTCCATAACCTGCTTGCTCGTCAAATAAAGTCTTTAGCATTGACTTAACATTCAATTCCGCACCTGTTTCTCTACCGCTTTGTGCTAAGGATGCTGTAGGGGTTGCAGTTTTATACAACTCACTTAGTTGTTGCTGTGGTACATAACCTAGACCCATAAGACCACTAGCTAAACCAAAAGCTTGCTGTCTGTCTGCTTGAGACTGTCCATAGGCATTATAGAAAGCTTCATTACGTGCTTGCTCTTGAGCTAAAGACTGTGCAAACTGCTCTGGACTTCCTCCGTAACGATCAGTCATTAAACCTAGTCTACCTTGGCCTAATAATCGTTCCTCTAAAGCAAGTCGCTGACGTTCTTCCTCAGGGCTTTGTATGGCCCTTAATTGCTCATATAAAGCCTTTTGTCTTTCAAGAGGGTCACCACCTAGCTCATCTAGGAAACTACCCGACATACCAAACAAACGATCCTGCATGGCCTGTTGTTCTGGAGACAGGTTCATGTCAAACCCACCCTCAGCAGTGCCCTGCATACCACCTAAGCTAGATGTAACACTAAAGGGAACAAACTGTGACTGCTCGTACCCTTGCTCACCTACGGCAGTACCACGGTTTAACATATCCTCTCTAAAATCTTCCATGCGCTTAATACGTCTTTTTGCACTTTTATATTCTTGACCTGATCCTAACAAGTCTGCTAAAAACCCCATTAGTAACTTCCTCCGCTAATTGTTCCTGCTAAAGTACCCGCAATATTAGCGGCTGATAGTGTAGGGGCTGTGACTGTCCCCGTGAATGTTGGCCCTGACAAGTCTGCTTTAGTTGCAACAGCCGTAGCAATGTCATTGAACTCAGTGTTTATTTCCGAACCTTTTACAATTTTAGCCGCATTACCAGAGGGTAACGAATCCTTAGCCGCAAAGTCCGTGGTTTTTGTATAATTACTCATTAAATAAGTCTCCCTAGTAATACGTTTATGTCAATTTTTTGTATGGAAAATTCCGATCCACTAATGGTTGATTCTAAACCTACAGTAACTGTTGTTCCGTGTCCTGAACCCTGTACGTTAGGCACTTGTATTTCTGTTCCTGCTGAGTATTCAGAAGTAGAAACATTATACTCACTTACACCATAAAAGGCCGTGTTTGCATTAGTTCTTGTGGATGTAAAAGTTTGTTTGTAGTAAGAATCTGAATAATCATACCCCCAATTAAGAACGGATTGTGCCGCCGCGTCCCCAATAATTGTCATTTTAAACTTTTTAAGAAATTTAATATTAGAGGAATTTCCAAAATCTAATGGATTGCTAAAGTATGATAGTTGATAGGTAGATGTTTCATAGTCCCAAGTATCAGGTATTCCATCATTGCCAGTATCTATGTAAACAGCAGTTCTATCAGTAAAACCTTTGTACTCATAAACACCACCCTGTCTTCCCATGTATATCTTACCGTCCTGTGTTCTTGTGTAACACAAAGCAATAGGAGTTGACCACGTTGTAACCCTGTGTGATCCGTCAGGTAACGCTTGTCTCATATCAAAGCAATATGTAATGTTGTTATTAGGTAAAGTTAAAAGATAAAAAGCTTCCTCTGGGCTATACAGAGATTTAACGGAAGAGAGCGTAGAGTCTACTATTCTTTCCTCATTAACATAACGTACTAAGTCATTCCTGACGTTTCTACTTATGTCACGCATAGGCATAGACTTTTCCTGTATGACTCTGCCAAAGCTACGCACACCTGAGTCAGATAGGAATACAATGTCAGTACCTGTGTGCTGTACGGAGTCTCTAGCAACACAACCCACACCTTCCACAGTGTCATGTAAAGACATGTTCGCAGGAGAGGATGCACCAGAGTACACAACAATAGACACTTTACCAAAAACAATAAGAAAATTGTTGTGTGTTGCAAGTGCTACAATTTCATCGTGACCTGTAGGCCATACAGTTGTTAAATCAATAGAGCCTATTGCTCCCCCTGTCCAAGCATGTCCGTTTAAAGTATCTGACCAATAAATAGTATGTTTATTGTTTAATACATCAGCTACCCATAAACGACCATAAGCCGCTAATACTTCGTTCCCATAAGGAGATGTCCCTGTAGAATGACCATGACTAGACATGGTTTCTAAAACACCAGAACCACCTTCATCAGTATAAACTAAAGGTTCATGTCCTCTTTGATAAAAATAAACATGATCGTTAAAGTTGACAACCTTCCAGTTATTAGCGCTTATAGTATAACCTGAAGGAGTTATGTCAGTTAAAGTTGATGTACCGCTAAATATTTTATTGTTACCTGCAGAAAAAACAACTTTATCACCGCTTTTATCTAAGGACTCAAAGATTGTTTGTATTTTTACAGTGTTTGTACCTACTGAGGAAGCACCTGCTGTGTTTGTAGCTGTAGACAACAATACTGAGCCTTTTCTAGCTCCTACTCGTCCTAGCTTGTCAATAACACAATTAGTTGCAACAGACGCATAACTAGGGTCAAGACCCACAGGAGAGTCCTGCGTATTAATACCGCCAAACGCAGGTGCATTAATTGTTACGTTCTGTAATTGTTGAGCCACTATACTGGTCTCCAAATAGTTTCTTCTTCCTGTCTTGCAACATCAAGAGCAACCATGTCACCTAATGTTTGATCTGCGATAGCAAACAGTTCCGCTGAGGATGTACCACCAGTTTCCCCTCGCTCTCTTGAGGCCAAAGCTACTGCATAATGTATTACAGGATTGGAAGGAACATACAAGTTAGTACTGTCAGCAACCATAGGTGCTTTTTTATCCACAGCATTAACACGTATAATATACTCTTTATCAGGTATAGGATATAGGTCAATCAAAGCTTCCCCTGTCTCACTAAAGCCATTCCAAGAGTAGTACACAGGTGAGCTATTAGGTACACCGCTATTTAAGTAAGCATTGTTCATCCAGTGGGATGACACAGGTCTCATAAAGTAGTTGGATGTATCGTTAATAACATCCAATGTTTTAAGGCTGACATCCGAATCAGTTAGCTGATAACTGAATATATCCGCTACTGTGTTAATAGTAAATGTTGTACGTAGTTGAGACCAATCCCAAGAATCCTCTACAATCCTTTTAGCATCGTTTACAAACTCTCCTATTAACTTGGAATAGCTGTTGTCCGACACAGACGTAATTGTATCGTCTTCCCTTAGCCGCCTTAGTACACTTTGTACAAGTTGTAAATAAGTCATAAGAGTATGTATCCTTGCTTTGTGAATTTCATTAGTTGTTCCTTTGAACCCCTTTTGTTTTTTCTACTGTTCTCATTGCGCCTAGTCCTAACATACCAAGAAGTACAGGCATCATTGTTGACAAATCAATTAAAGGAACAACGATTGTAGACTTGGATAAAGCAAGCGTAAAGTTTGCCAACGGGATAAGAAGAAAGTTACTCGCCATGCCAAGGCAACAAGTCCACCCAACAGCAGGTCTCCAACCAGAGACAAACAGCGACTTATGTCCTGCGCTAATCTTGTTAATTTCAATTTGCCCTTTAGCAAGTTCTTGTGCGTGTTTTTCTGCCATTGTTGTAATTTCATGCACAAGCGCATTCTTTTTATCTTTGTCCTCTATAAATTTATCCAGTAAACCTGAGACAGGGCCAATTAATGAAGTAAGGATAGACATTATCCTGTCCTTTTCCACATGTATACAACAATGGAGGGCTGTACTACAGATACTGTAGTTGTAGAAGAAGTAACCGCTGATGGAGAAGTAGCGTGAGCCATGTCATCTCTGTCTGAACTATCAGTAGTTCCGTCACCTACAATTAAAGCTCCGCTAGTAGTTGGGTTTATTAAAGCACCACCTGAGCTTCCTGTTAAACCATAACCAGTAGTAGGAATTACAGTGTCTACCGCAACGCCGACAGTCTTAGCACCTCTTTCTTCTTCCGCTGTATCAAAGTCAGTGTCAGTAGAATCTAAACTTACAAGCGCTCTACCTGCTCCAAAGACAGCCCAAGTACCACCAAATAAAGTAGCAGGGGACGTAGCAACAACGGAAATATAAACAGCACCTACAGGATAAGCTTGCAATGCTCCTGCTATCTCTACTACAGCATTAGAGCTATTTTTTGAGTATAGTTTTTTATCAGCAGTATTAACTGCTAACTCAGCGCCACTTGAAGTTTGTGTAAGATTTCCTGCGGTAGGCACTGCGTCCGCTGTAGAACTTACTTTAGTTAATAGAGTAGTCATAGTTATTTCTTACCTAATAGTTGTTTAACAGTGTCACTTTCATATATACGTAAACCTAACCAAACAATAGTAAACAAAGAAGCAATAGGTGGTAACCATGCGCCTATGGTTAATATTGCGGTTGATGCGGCGGCTACGTCAATTACTTCTTTTGTTTCCTCAATCATTATCATTATTCCTTTAATTTATCCACAGCAATGAACTAAAGCCCACGCTAAAAAACACAATTACAAAAATCAAAGCCTTCCACTCTTCTTTGTCTCTATAATCAAAGTTACTCATTCAAAAATTACCGTTTCTTCTGGGTCTATCCATTTTGTCACGCAGTACGCAGTAACAGGCAGGTATTCATTGAACCTTATTTGCTTTGCTATCAACTCGCTAAAATAAATGCATCGGTTTAGGTCACGAAAGAAAGCATACTCTTCAGCAGACTCAACGTAGTTATTGTTAATCGTCTGAATCATCAGAACAAAAACAAGTGTTTTCATTTTATAACTCGTGTTGAATTGTCTACCCACGTTACCTTACAAATACAGTCAACAGTTTCATATTTTCGTGAGGGTCTAGCTAACTCCTGACACATATAAACACAGGCGTGTTTGTTCACGTAGTAACGTGTCTTGCTCTCATCAACCTCACCATTGATAAAGAAGATCAAAGCAAAGACCATTCTCACTGTTTAGCCAACAAAGCCTGTACTAACGCAGAAATTTGATCGTTAGTTTTTTCTTGAATTTTTTCTTGACGAGCTAATGACTCAACAATCGCATCAACTTTTGTCTCCGTAACAGCTTGAGCTTGACCGTTTTCCTGCGCCTTCTTAGCTGTTTCTTTAACAATGACTTCAATACGCTTAACTTCTTTAGTAGTGGTTTCTGCATTAGCCTGTGCCGCCCCATAAGAAATAGCACCTACGAATAAAGATACTACCAAAGGGATTGCCCACGTAGGGATTACTATACCTTTTTCACTCATCACCAAGGAACCTCAGCAACAACAGACGGAGCCTTTGACTCTTCAATCTGAGCCGCAATAGACTCTTCTATAGAAGTTACTTGCTCTTCGCCCATTGAGTCTTTACACCACTGGATAGCGATTGCTTCGTCGATCTCTGCGAAAGCTACAAATCCATCTGCATCGGGGTCTGGGGTAAATCCAGAGGTTCCATAGGAAGAACCATAGTGGGTTACTGCGTCATCGCCAGTTCCTACTTCCTCTGAGTCTGATACACGCCAATGTGCAACGATTACACCATCGTCACTTGAATTGCGTTCTAACTGTACTACTGTCCACGTTACTGCCATGAGATTATCCTCTCGTTAAATTGCTGAAATTATAAATGCTAGGAGTTCACTGTAGCGAACACCCATTCTTGTTTGTTCCTCACCGTCTTCATCAGTCCACGTAGTGCTAATGAACATTCCGTAGCGCCCTGCGTCCAACCCCTCAGCCTCAAATGCGTCTTGCAAGTCTTGAGCTATGATTCCAAAGTGAATTCTTGCGTCATCGCCTTTGTCTTCCACTGCTGATTTCCATCGGAATTTCTTGAGTAAACCCTTAGCCGCCATTGCTACACGTTCTTCGGCTTCAGTTAAGTCTTCAATGTCTTGCTTTTCGTTTCGGTCAGAAGTCTGGATAGTGCCGTTGGTGGCATAGATGTCTACCCAACGAACAGAACTTGTACCTAAGTCTAGATAGTTATCTGATGTCCCAGAAGTAATGTCGGGACGGAAAGGCTTAACAGCATTGCTGTATTGGTCGGCCTGTATTCCTGCGTCACCTATTCCTAATGTTGAACCGTAGATTTTTCCGCTGAGGTGGAGGTCTTTGAAGCCATTGATTGAATTACCTAAAGAAACTTTACCGTTAACTTCAACGCCAGACTCATTAGTTGGGGTTATGTGACGTAGTGTATCTCCGCCTGCGCCTGCTCCTGTTAAACCTGCGCCTTGTCCAGAACGAGGATCAAGAACTATTGTAGACACTATCCCTGCCCTAGTCTGAATACTGCCAACTTCACCCCCATTGTAATAAAACTTCTGGATTGCCCCTTGGGAAGACATACGATTCAAGCGGAGCGGCTCAGTGTACGACTGTGTAATACTTGTCTGACCAGAGATTAAAGTTTGTAATCCACCAGTGTTAAGTGAGTCTGCGGTTTTACCGTGGTATAGCGTTCCATTGCTTGCTATGCGTGTGCGTTCTGCTGTAGCGCCACCAGTAGACTGAGTTTCAAAAGTCAAAGCAGAACTGGTTGTTGAGCCATCCTGAATAGCAGTAATATTTGCAAGATTACTGTCAATATCTGTGTTACCGAACCGTATTACACCTAAATTGCCTGATGTAGCCCCGCTTGTGCGTGTAATAGCAACAATAGCACCACTGCCGTCATTGACTTGCAATTTACCGACTGTAGGCGAACTAGTACCAATACCGACGTTTCCATTATGCGCTACACTAAGAGCTTCTGTAAGAGTACTGCCTCCATCACTAGTTGTTAAAAAACCAAGACGTACATCACTACCTGATGGTCCTCCAAAGGTTCTTATTGCAGAATGAGGACCGTTACCGCCTACTCCAAGTTCCCATGCAATACCTAAGTAATCATTGACATTATCTGCCCCTGATTTTAAATATAGAATGTCCTCACTATTAATTGTTGAACTTGTTACAGAAAGCTTTGCATCGGGAACCTGTGTGCCAATTCCCACGCGCCCTGATGAGTCTATGCGCATGCGTTCAGAACCTGCGGCATTAGAGTAAATGTAAAAATCGTTACCAGAATTACCTATTGCAAACTTTGCAGTCCCAGAATCAGCTAGTACTACTTCGCTACCAACATTTGCCGTTCCAGATAGGTATAGGTCTTTGAAGCGGTTAGTAGATACGCCTAAGTTAATAGCGGCATCGTCTTTAGCTCCTGCTCCGTTAGTTGGTTGAATTGTGCCTTCAGTTTGAGATACAGAACCGCCCATCAATCCTGAACCATTTACACCGCTAGTGCGAGGGTCAAGTGCTATATAGCTAACTACTCCAGAAAAACTACCAATCTTACCTACGGCTGTGCCGTTTCTACGCAGAATCAACAAATCGCCATCATTGGTGAGACGATTAAGGCTCATTGGTTCATCACTATCGCGAGTAACAATTAGAGAAGAACCATTGAAATAACGTAAGCCTTCTTGCGTTTGCCACGTTGTATTTGATGTCCCCACCAACAGG